CGTAATCGTAGTACCATCAACCTTGACGCCACCTAATATACTGGCAGTTGCTTGTGGTAAGCTGTAAGGTGTTGCACTAATGGTTCCATTGTTTGCTGTGATTGTAGTGCCGTCGACCCTCACAAGCCCTAAATTAACAGTAGTTGCCGGACTTCCGGTTGTAATAACACTTATTACACCTTGCCCGTTGACAGTAATTGTTGTTCCATCTGGTTTGACTGTACCCCGTGTACCTAGAGTAGCCGCAGGAACTTGCACACCAGCATACAGCTCGTCAAAATTTGAATTTATCTTGGCGCCTGCCACATACAGGGTATCTCCTGTTCCATCGTCCGGTGCTAGACCTGTATTAATTCTTTGTTGGCTCATGTTATTTTCTTCCTTGGTCGAACTTTATATTGCTGTCAAATGTCTCAGTGCTACTGTCAAATGTTACCACTGGTTTTGTAACTGTAGATACAGTACTTATCTTACTCGATCCTTGATATCCTACCCCAGGTTTAATTGTAATAAACTTAGCCAACGGTTCTTGGCTAGTTGAAATATCACCCGTATCGATCGCCCATTTAGTGCCAAAGCGTCGTGTAACAAATACCACAGTTCCTGCGGTTAAATCATTTGTAAGTATCAGCTCTTTGTTGATAGTATCAACAGCGAAATCTGCCGTGAAGCTGACATCACCTGCTGGACTTTCAGGAGCAATATCTATATTGTGTACGCTGTATGGATGTTTCTTCAGGCGTGTATTTCCTATGAAGAACGACCTTACAGAAGTTGCGGTTGCTGTAGTCTCGTCTGATAGCGTAACTAGGCTATTAAATGTTGTTCCAGAAGTATGATCCACTGTAATCTTGTATACATAGCTGTTAATCGTTACCAACTGTCCGGATGTATAATCTGTCAATGGTTCCCATGCAGTGCTAGTATCGTACCCACCGACAAATACATCAAGGTCGTCCGACTGTTGATACAGCGGAGCCGCAATAGTAGCTGTAGTAATAGTATTATAAACTCCCGGATCTGTAGGATATTTCAATGTAATATTGTGTGTTCCAGAGATGCTAGTTGGTGTTACTGTTATCTGACCATAGTTGATAGGGAATTGTATTGTAATAGTATCAATGGTGCTAGCAGTACATAGGAAAGTTCCATTATATTGTGTCGGAACTGCTCCAGAAACTGTATAATAAACTCCAGTAGTTGGTTCTGATTTCTGTGTACTAATTGTAAATGAATAAACTACCGATCCTTGCAAACTAGATCCTGCTTGTGCGGCATTAGTACCATCAAGTATCGGATCTGTGCTTGAAATAACAGTTCCAGCTGTTCCAGCATCTTCTATTGCAGAAGGATAAGAATTTAAAGCTTCACCGTCATCGAGCACGATGATAACACCGTATGTTCCTGTAATAGTAGAATCGATAGGTTTGTAAACTGTTGACACAGATGTATCAACTGCTGTTACTGGAAAATACCCGTTGAACAAAGTATTATAACTTCCAGAAACTTTTAATATCTTTCCTACTGCTGGAGGCGTAGACAGTTGAGGAACTGAGAAAGTCACATTCCAAGTACTGTCGGCTTGTTGTGTTTTAGCATTAACGATAGAAGTTTTTGTGCTACTAAACAGACCAAACACTGCTGGATCTAGATTCCAATTATCAATAGTTGTATTAACTGCTATAGATCCCGATGCAGACATAGGAATATAATCTAAAGGAATTACCCGCTTGACATTCACTCCATCTACAGTTATCTGTGTAGATTCCGAAGAATCAGAATATGGTATTGTTTCGCTCGGCCCGATGTCTTGTACATAAGTTCCTTTATTATGTACTACAGGTGTTCCTGTACCTAATACACCTCGGCGTAATTGCCCTAACACGTTTCCATCGATTGTAAAGAACTCGATGCGCTCTCCATTAATTTCTATCACACCTGGACGGTTGAACAATTTATTTGGTTTATCAAAATTGCCTGCATCTGCTACCGTGATTGTCTTGTCGTAGAAATGCAAATCTTCTAACAATGTAGTCTGTTTATCTCTAGCCAATCGTGTGTACGATGTCCTATTAAGCATATCTTTAAATTGCATGAAACTATAGCCAGACGTGACAGGAGTTCCGGAGAACAATATAATTTCAATAACATCGTTTAGATTTAACGAATATGCCATTGTTATGCTAGTTAGATCTGTATTAAGTTTGTAGTCAACACTTGGAGTTAATAATGTGTTATTCTTAATAACCATCAGATAACTTTCATCAACTACATTGTTTTGTAAATTAATCACACCTCCTAGAATACCTGTGTATTTGTAGAATGATGAACTCTGTGTAGTGAAAGATATATTGTTGCTGGCCTTAACTCTAGATCTTTCAATCTTAAGAATATCGTGTTTATATGCCGATGTCACTTCTACATAATCACCGCTTGTATAGGCTGTATTGAAAGAAATAGTATTATTTGTACATAGATAATCTGCACTATTAGCAATTACAATAGCTAGTCGTGTTCCTTTATAAGAACTGTAAGTAGTTTTGCTAATAGAAACAGTAATACCAGATACATCAACTGTATAATCCTTGTTAACAAGCAACTTAGATCCATTGGCATATACTTCTAGTTGGCTAGGGGAAACACTGTATGGTTGGATAGCTGTTGCATCTAGTGTATACTTGTACTGGTTTCCACCGATTGTAAAATAGCTAGCATTTGGTCCTAAAAGGATTTTCTGATTAGCTCTAACTATTAAGTTAGATTCTAATGGCAAACTACTGCCTACAGAATTAGATAGAGTAAATGATCTTGTTACACCGTCAGTTGGCAATCTTTCTTGCTTGATTAAGCTATAAGTTGCCTGAGTACCAGATACTATCAAATATGTTAGCACTGATCCAACTGCTGGAGGTGCTACAAATCTCAAAGCAATACGATTTGCATTTTGATAGGTAGAATCTGTTTGGAATAACTGCGGAGAAACTGCTAGCCCGTCAATGTACACTAAGATGTTTATATCTGTATTCCAAGTAGCTCTTGTAATAAACTCTGTAGTGATTCCATCACTGATATAGTAATCTAAATCTAACAGATTATTACCGTTGAATCCAAAAGCTTCTGTTGTAATTAATGTTCCAGCAGAAGGTGTAGCAACCATGACGATTTGTTTATTTTTATAATCAATATTGTAATCGACAGTATTAGTTAATATTTGTCCATTGGCTTTTACTATGATTGCTTGTTTTGTGTTTATGTATTCACCATATACGAAATTATTTGAAATTCCATTAGCGGTATAGTTATTAATCTTTATAACAGCACTACCATCTTTAGGTCTTTCGAACACTTTAATCGCAACCGCGTCGACTACTTGTCCCGGAACAACTTCTTCTGGAGCAGGACTCGATTCTGGTGTTACAAATCCGTCACCGTCTATTATGATGTCGTCAGGATTAATACCAGTCGCACTAGAATATGCGAGGTCACCGCCTGATATCAATGTATCTAAAGTAGATCCTCCAGATGCTAGAGATCCATCGCTTGTGCTATAGATGAAAGATATCACATCATTAATATTTAAATTCAATGCTGGAGGCAATACTATTGACGAAGTAGTTCCGTCTACTACAACTGTAGACATAACTGCATCGCTGTTAGCTATGTTTGTAGCTTTCATATTTCCAGAATCTGTTGTTACTGGATATATCGGACCATTGATTATGGCAGCGATTTTAAATGTCCTATTATTAACAACGCTGTGTATATAATAAGTCTGATTTGTAGCCAAGCCGCCGATAGATTTTCCAGTAAACTTAATAGGTGTTCCAACAATAAAATCAATAGGCTCATATGCAGTTATTGTATCATCTGAACTATTTGTATTTGTAATAGTCCATTTCTTGTCATAGTTTGGATCATCGATCCTGACAGGATCCAAATAACTGCTTATGCTAACTACTGCACCAGATACTATAGGTTCATATAGTGTAATCGACACATTGCTGTTAAATCGATAATCTGTTACACTGGTCAGAGTTCTAACAAACGTAATAACAGATGCATCAGGAATATCTCTATACAATATAGAAGTTGCCGCACTACTGCCTAACGTAGTTAGAGTTATTTGAGTACTACTGTCAATTGATTTGATAACAGTATTAGGAGTTATAGCATTAGCAATGTTGCAATAGATTACATCTCCTGCCTTTAATCCAGTAGTATTATTCAATCTTAACACTGCACTTCCAGATGGAGAAATCTGAGTCGCATACATTGTCCCAACTGCATTGGTTAAAGTAGTTGTGGTTCCCGGAGAACCGTTAGCAAAGGTAGAACTAACAGTAAATCCTGAAAGATCATTAGAAATAGACTTAACGTAATAAGTTTTTCCTAATTGTATATTTCCAAAAACTGTGCCAGTAAATCTTACTGCCATTCCTACTGCAAAATTTGTTGCATCGCAGACTATGGTATTGTTAGATTTTGGATACCTCATACGCATGTTAGATCCAGATGCACCAGCAGTCAATGGTTGTAGTGGACCATTCGGTGTGGTGCTGATAGTAAATGTATTAGCATCAACTATTGATCGTACATAGTATACCTGTCCTAATACTAGACCCCCGATCATATTGCTTATAAATTGTATCGGCATTCCGGTTGTCAATTCTGCGGTAGATGCATATAAGTAGCCGCCTATTATTCTTGCACCCGTAACTAATATTGTTTGTGTATTTGTAGAAGTAACCGCTGAACTAGCACTGCCTGCGGTGATCTTTTCAATTGTTGCTGTTACATTGAACTGATTGAACTTAGGCGAACCATAAAGAGTAGTTACTACTCCATCTGATATTACTGTTTTCTCCACAAACTCTTGTCTATAGATGTTTATATTAGTATAGATAGGGGGTATTGCTGGTAATGGAAATATTCTATTACCTACTGTAGTAGAATCAACAGTTACAGAATAATTACTATGATCATCTTCATAAGAATCCCATAGATCTGTCATGTATCCTGCACTGCTCCATCCTTGCGACACGTCGAAATTTAATCCAAGTACTTGAACACCGCCATAATCAACACCAGTCATCAACTGGGATAGATCTTTTCCAAGAGCACCTACACCCGGAGTATAAGAAAATTGTATTCTATCCTGTGCATTCAACAGTGATACATCTTTAATATAATTTACTACTACAGAAGAATTATCCCCATTGCTTCTCTTCGGTGGAGGTGTGATAAATGTGATTAACCCACTATAGCTGGTATATCCAAATTTTGTAGATTTTTTAACTGTTAATTTGTAGTTCTCTCTTAATACGGTAACTCCGTCGATCGTTACTGAACTCTGTCCTATCTTGATATCAGGAGCCCATGTCAATTCAAATTGTGCAAGAGATCCGTTTCCAGCAAAAGTTTCCGATTTATCAAGTTGTATTACAAAATATTTTTGATTTATTCTGTCAAATTTAATTTTTACAAAAGTCGATCTTACAACATTATTGTTTTGTAATGCACCGTTATAGGTTCCGATAATAGCAACAGCTTTTGCGCTCCTGCCGGTCTGCGTAGAATATCCACCTGTAAATGTAATTTCAGGTGCTTCAAGGTATTTGCTGCCGTGATTTAGTAGAACTATCCTATTGACAGATCCGTTGACAATAAATGCTTTGGCTGATGCACCGTTGCCTGAATTGCTAGTTATTGTCACAACAGGAGGTGTAAGATATCCTGAACCACCGTCGGTAATTTCTATGGACAACACAACAAATCCAAGATTATCCGACCAGTTTTTCCAAGGATATGCAGACAAATCTCCTATACCATTAGACGATATTTTTCCATTCTGTATAGTAGATGAAATAACTTGATTTCCTAACTTGTTATAAATTGCAGGTAAATCAAAGTCTGAAATCATGCTGTAGCTAGTATCTATGCTTTCATAATTGTCTACATATTTTCTAACGGTAGTTCTATATGGTACTACTTCTTTTACATAATTTTCAAAATCTACTAGATTATCGTTTGTATAAACAGTAGTTTGTCTTAGATATCCAAGATTATGCTGTGCTTTGACGAAGCTAGTCTTGAATGCCCAATCGATATATGTCTGTTCGTTAAATGCATAGCGCAAACAAGTAAAGAACAAATCTAAATAATTTTGTTTTAGAGTATCTGTAAATAATTCATCTCGTATTGTAGTAAGAATGATCCTTAATTCTTTAGATGCACTAAAGTCATATCCTTGATCATCAAACAAGAATCCATCATAACCTATGTTGTTAGGTTCAAAATTATAAAGTTTAGAACTTAATTGTATAGTACCTTCTTGTATACCAATTACTTTATAGCTCTGTGTCCAATCTTGTTCGTGATTCTTGCTTGTGCAAACCAATAACTGCCATCCGCCAGTGCCTGTTGTTCTTACTTTTACAATCTCTCCAACAGCTGGATCGATATTTGCTAACTCATTATAAGTGTCTACAGCATAGTCTATCGGAGAAAATTCTCCGTAGGATTTTTCTATCAAGGTTGTCGGATCGATATGAGTACCATACCAATCTATTTTACTCCAGAATAATCTAGTGTCATAAGATTGTGTGCTAGTCCTTGTCCAAATTTTCTTAGCTGTATTGTAAGAGTATATGCTCCAATTACCATTAGCAAGTTCATCTTGAGATACTAGTGCGCTAAATGCACGTATAGATACCGTGGTTTCTCCCGAATATCCAGTACCTATATATCCTTGCCCTGGATTAACTATTGTTAGATCACTTATCCCACCGTTAGAATCAAGAACAGCTTTTAACGTTGCTCCTACTCCTTTGCCGATAACAGAAATTACCGGAGGCGTAATAAATCCAGCACCTGCATATACTATTGTAAAATCTGTAATTCGACCATACGTTACTTCGAGTGTAATTACTGGAGCTTTAATATAATTTACATTAACATAGTCAAGGTCTGCATAGGTGTCAACTATAACGTCGTACAATCCACTAGGTACTACTAAGTTTCCGCTAGCATCAGTTGTAGAAGGTGGAGGTAATTCATAAGAATTTAGATTTGTTATGCCAGTAGGCTTCATGTCAACTATAGGATTTGCCGCAAATACTAAATTAGCTTGTTCTACAAATTGTTTTAGTGCTTCAAATCTATTAACAAACATGCTCTGACGAGGTCTGTTTTCTATACCGTATCTTAATTTAACAGGTTGATTAAAATCAGGAACTACCCTATCGGCTTGATCTTTACCACACAAGCTGTCAAACCATTTTTCTTCTACACTCAACGGTAACGAAGTTGTGCTGTCATTACTGACTAATTTCCATTGGTTATGTATATTCTGTGTTGTATTTTCTATAGTCCAATATTCGATAGACAGCACAACATCTGAAGATTTTAATAAAGTTTGTACATTGTTTAGGCTAAAAGAATCGGTACCTGTTAAACTAATAAATTGATAGCCTTCGCCTTTAGGATTAGCTATCAAGTTTGATACTGCTCCGGCGCTTAGTTTTCTTCCTGCAATCGACGGTTTAATAATAGTATTCTTTACCCAATAGTAATATGTATTCACAAATGATCCAGTAAATGGATCATAATATTGCTTAACACTATAGATGTCATCACCATATAACGGCTTGCCGCTGATATTTTCTGCTAACCCTTCGACCGTATCTGCAAGCCCTGCCCATTCGCTCGGCAAATAGCTAGTTCCAATCCATTCATATACATCAATGCTTGCACCGGTTGCCAGAGAATTAATCATGCTATTTCTATAAACAACATCATCAGAGTGATTATCTATGAATTTAGCAGTGCGCTGATCCCACCATAGTTTGCCAACATATTCCGAAGTCCATGCTTGTCCAACATCAACACTTGCTGGCAATGTACTATCATTGTACACGCTAGTGTTGTAATAACTGTATATCGCAGGATCTCGGAATGTTTTATATGATAACTCTTGGTCGGCAGGTCCTGCAATTTTTCCATAATATGGATCGATAATGTCTAAATGTTTTATTAACTGGCTAGAAATCTTATTATACAAGTAAACACGTTTAATTTTCCTTAGATCAGGAAGTACATTCTGTCTATGTATCTTCTTCCAACTATACGTATTTTCAAATTTCTCATATGTATAAACTTTTCCAGCCGGTAACTGTAGTATACCGTCTAGTGCATTAGGTGCGCCGATGAGTATAACATTAGATCCGACTGCAAATCCAACGCCAAATCCATCCAGTGTCCTATTGTCCATCTCTAAAGTTTCGCCTGCTATCCAAACTTTATTGTAACGATCGAAAATATCTACCCTGCCAGATGTAGGTGTCTTATCTACAATCAATAATGATCCTAAATCAAAAGTAGTTGAGTTGTCATCTATTGTTGTTTTCGAGAAACTTGCGGCGCCTGCACTGTAAACTACAAGAGTAGATGCATCATTCATGAATGAAATTTTTGTTCCGAAAAGTTCTCCAGTTTCTACCCTAGGACTGATTATTTCCTGATCTAATGAATAAACATTATTAGCAAGTTCGTATACTAATACCTTACCTTGCTGAGAATACTGCCCTGTGAATAAGTTGGATCCTACAGCTAGGTATTTAGAAGATTCAGACAAAGACATGCTGATGCCGTAATCTAGACTACTTATAGTATTAGATATATTAGAAGTTATCTGTACACTTCCATTGCTACTAACACCTGGATAGTATAGTGTAATAATCAAAGGATAAGTTGAATCTGTTGCGGTTATTAGTCCCGGAACTGTTGCTAGTGGAGTTCCGCCTTTTGTCAAACTTAGTGTGATACTATTAGACTGTTTGCCGCCATCTACAACACTAGGATTATTAATCACAGAGGTAGCAGTAACATAGGCAACAAATTGAGTTCCTTTATTTAGGCCGTTGGTAATATTAACTGTATTTGTATAAGGAGTTATTTTTCCTACAGATGTCTGATCTATCTTACCAGTGATAGTTATTTTCTGGCCGACATAAAATGTACCTGGGTACTGCAAAGTATCTAAGATTAGTTTTCCATTTGCTAATGCTGTTAATGTTCCATATTCTGCAGATGTTAGTATTAGATTCGATTGCGGTGTTATCTTAGCATTATTGTTTCCGCCTAGTATCACTAAAGTATCTGTAGATAGATATCCTGCGCCTTGAGTGTTAACAGAAACCTGGGTAATCACTCCGGATGGATTTGCAACAATATCAACTGTAGCTCCGTATCCTGGACTACCTGTTACATCCCCTCTAACTGCGCTTAACGTAACTGCTCCTGTTATCGTGCTAGGAGATAATATAGATCCTACTGCAAAATTCTTATTTAGATACCAAGTTTTATCTTTACCGGATACTATCATAGTTCCCGGTGTAACACCTAAACCAGATAATGTCTGTCCAACAGCAACGGTTCCTTGTAATACAGCAGTTACAGACATCGTTACTTGTGTTCCAGTCATAGTTAATGGGAACGTTGTATTGCCAGCAGTGTAATTTGTATTAATTGTGTAATTTACAGAATCTATCACATCTGTTACATATATGTTGCTAGGAATAGAAGGCTGTGTAGCTACCGTGACTTGTAAATCATTCAGAGGAGTTTGTCCTCCTAATAAATTTCCTGGTATTGTGATTGTATCACCAACTGCATAATTTCCGCCTTGAGCGATAACATTTACAGTTGTTACTCCGATATAAGTTGTTCCATTGCCTGTTACTGTAACATCAAAAGCAACTTCCGAACCTGTACCGCTTGTAGAAAGCTGTCCTACTGATTTATAAGTTACAGCACCAACTGTAGGAGTGGTAATATCTGCTACCGCACCCAACACAGGAGTTAATCCTGGAGTAGATATTGTATAAACTAGACCAACATAACCTGTACCTGCGCTTGTTGTAACCGAATTGTCAGTTTTAATATATCCCGAAATTGCCACAGTAGTAGGAGACCCTTGATATAACTGCCCAACGAGTCCTAGTGCTGTCAACGTTCCGCCTATCGGTGCTACTGCTGAACTAAACGGAATCATTCCAGTAATTTTAGCTGTTATTGTGGCGCCAATTGCAGTCGATATTGTAAACACAAAATCGTTTATATTTGGTTGTCCACCTAATTGGGTCCCTGAGATTGTGATCGTGTCTCCGATGGCATAACCTGTTCCCGGCGAGGTCATCTGTATGATAGTAGATCCAGGATCTGTATACAGGCCAGCGCCGCCAGATTTAATTATAGTAAATGTTGCTCCGGTTCCTGCTCCACTAGTGTATTTTTGTTTAATATTAGAATACTGTCCGTTGACCGGTAACTGAGATCCGTTTACTGTAATTAGAGAAAACCCAGTAGCATCCGACACTGTGTAATCAACAGTAGCACCTGAACTAGATCCAACTGCAAACAACGTACTACTGATTACTTTAGTAATGTAGTAAGTGCTAGATATAGATAATCCACCCAATGAACTAGCAAATGTTATAGATGCTCCTGCCTGTAATTGTGCAGTAGAACTCATACTTATAGCATTGTAGGTTCCAGTCATAACGGTTGGAGACGGAGTACCTAAAACTATCTGCGATTGACTTACTAGCCAAGTCGATCCATCTCCCGATGGAGAGCCCGATAGCAATGAAACAATATAAGTGCCTGCTATAACACTTGTTCCTGTTAACACGTATCCCGGAGCAGGTATCCCCGAAGTTAAAGTAGTCACTGTTAGTACTAGACCATCTATGCTTCCTCCAAAACTACATGTACCATGTATTGTCGATGTTATCGAAAGCGTAGGAGCAGTTCCTGAAAAATTAGTATATTCTGTATTAACACTTAACGGGCCTGTTCCGCTAATAGCAGAAACAGTTCCTGTCGTGCTTATAATAGTCGTAGCAACTGCTTTATTTCCTAAAGGTTTGTTTACAGTTAACACTCCAGTAGTAGAGCCACTAACAAATGTTCCGACTGTTATTTCTGATGTAGGAAGATCTGTCAATTCTAAATTAGATGTGCCTGTTGGATTTCCAGAGACATCAAGATTTGGAGTTACTATGCAAGGTGCTGAAAGAGTGCCTACAGATACGTATCCAGATATCTTACTTCCATACGGAGTATCGGTATTGTATTTCTTACCTGTTACTGTAATCGGACCAACTGTTTGGCTGTTATTAACCACCCAAGTTCCAGCTTGCTGATCCACAATGTAGGTATTGTTTGAAACACCCTGACCAGAAAGAACCATGCCAATAGCAAAATTTCCAAGGGTACCAACTGTCTGTGATCCAACAGTCATATAATAGCCATTTATGCTAACATTAGTCTGTACTGCTGTATCAACACTAGATATAATAGGGCCGGACGATAATTCAGTAGCACTGATCATCATGCCTGATGTAAATTGTCCTGACGGTGTAGTTAGAGGAGTAAATGTATTTCCAGTTATAATTGCAGAACTTACAGTAGCAACTAATGGAGAATATCCCACTGGAACATTTTTAGTTGTTACATATCCAGTACCTCCAGATACTATGTTAGCAGCCACAAGCCCGCCAACACCCAAGGGATTTATAACAGACATCCTATCACTAGACAAGTATCCCGATCCCAGATATTGTATACTAGGAACTAATATACTACCGTTAGTGTCAACTCCTAAATTCAATGTTAACCCTGAACCGGTGCCTCCGATAGTCGGAATATTTTGTAATAAATTATCGTAGACATCCGATATCTGATTCTTAAAACCAAATCCGCTGTCAACTACTGATACAATGTAGTCGGTTTTTATAGCACTATCAGAACCAAAAATTGTTTGTGTTAGCGTATACTGATTCGTAGATCCAAGATTATAAACATAGACATTTCCTAATGTTGGGCTAGAGATTGCTAAAACTTTATTATCAGTCGAAACAACTATAGATTTTCCAAAATCAGGACTATAAACCGGAGCTGTTAATGGAGTTCCTTGCAAGCATGTCCAAGAATTACTCGCAGTATCTTTTACAATTCGATAGACAATCTTATGGCCGTCGGAAGCCGTAGCAGTTGCAAATAAGACTTCATTTCCAAATACTAAATTGCTACCAAACTGTTCGTTAGCTATATCGTTGCCGGTAACGATAGTGAAAATTAAATTATAATTATTGAAAGAATCTTTTTCATATAAACTAACAGCACCTGTTTTAGTCTTAGTAGATATAGTAGGTGTACCAACAGCCGAACATATAGAAGTGCCGTCGGTGCGAGTTGTATAACTTGCATACCCAGCATTAGGGCTACCTATAGCTAAAAATCTACCATCTTTGCTCATAGCAATAGTTTCGCCGAACGTGTCGTTACTGTTTGGATCCTGATTTAACGGGCTAGGCTGTGCTATAAAGGCTTTTGTTATGACTTGTTTTAATACCCAAGGACTTAATTTAGTAGCTTGTTCGTATGTGCCGACATGTCCTTTCGCAGTATAAACTGCGGCAAGAGTACCTGCATCGTTAATAGCAACTACTTGTCCAAAAGATGACAATGCGTCAGGAGTGATAAATTTTATCGCAGTACTAGCAGGTATGTTAGTAGTAGATTGCGTAATAAGTGCTCCACTATTATCATAAGCATATGATAATTTTGTTACGTTGGAATTAAATGTTGCGCCGCTGATATGCCATGCTGTGACGTAATAAAATAATCCATTGTATTTTATTATAGTACCTGGCCTGTAAGTCGTGCTTGGTTTCCACACTACGGCAAATTTAAACTCGGAAATAATATTGTCTTGGTTTACTATTTCACTTCTTGTATATGCTTGTGTTAGTATCCAGTTTGCCCATTTACCAGTTCCGTCGTCGTCGGTCCAGATCTTGTCGCCTACCTCAGAATGTTTTTTAGTTAATACATTGGCATTATCGATACTGTCAATTCTAACCGATAAGAATAAAAATAATACAATATCTGCCTGTCCTGTGAATGGGGCAAAATTAGTAATGTTTGGAGCATCTACACCTATTATATTATCAACCACTGATAATACTTTATAGAATCCAGGATAACTGTATCCTCCTATTCCTATATAATCACCTTCATATACATCTTGTACTGTGTGTGCAAGTATGATATTCAACTGTCCAGTATCTTGATTAAAATTAAGATCTAAAACTCTAAAATGACTATTTGTAAATCGATATATGTTCCAAGATGTTTTTTCGAAAGTTGTCCAAACATAAGTACCATCTTTAAAAGAAGAAATACTATAGTCTAAAACATTAGCTAACGATGAAAGTTCTATTATGTCTGTAGATGCCTGTACATATCCTGGAGTTCTTAGTTCAGGATAGAAATTAGAACCTACAGGGAACGGGTTTGAATCGTAACCGGTAGGAGCTAGATAAACATCGGTCGGTGAAACATTAACATTAAAGTTAGAAACAGTATTTTCTGGCCTTGGCACTAGATGGAATCCTTGCGGATTTCTAGTAGAATTTGTTTCGTCTATTAAAAATTCGATATTTTCAAAAGCGTTGCTAGCACCATACTGTCCAACTCGTATTGCCCACTCTTCATAAAATTTCAAACTTTCTTTATTATCTGCGCTTAATACATCGAACAATTTATTAAGACTATTTTGAGTTCCTTTTTCTCGTATGAATCCTTGATAGAACTGGAATTCACTAGTCTTATCTTGCACAATATTATCAAGATATGTCCTATCTTGATAGCCTATCAAGTGCTGGGCTATCTGTTGTTGACCTGTGTCGAAATTATCATTGTCTAAATCATAAAAATCTGTAAATTGTCCAGCCTTATAACTCCAGTTAGGCATTAATTCTTTACTAGGTTTGGCAATCTGTACCCACTGGGTTGGATTGAATTTATCAGATCCTGGAGTAAATTTATTTGCACTATAATATAATCCTTGATACTGTACTATATCAGCGATAGCATAATCAGTATGGGCTTTCCATTGTGCAACATCTGCCCTGTCGAATATAAAACCAGGTGCTTCAAAGCCGCCGAACCACTCTGTTGCAACGAATCCTGAAACTTTAATACGTTCCTGTCTATATCCACTTGTTGGACTATAGATGATATCATTAAACATCGTTGTATTATTCAATACAACAACCTGTTCTTTCTGTACTAGATAAAAACTAGCATTATAGATTGCTTTATTATTTGCAGGTATGTAACTTATGATATTGCCCTGGCGGATGCTTTCTAGGTCCATGCTGTGGATAGTTGTACCATCGACATTAAGCATTTCGTATCTATTGAATGGATTAGATATGTCATCTACCACCGACATATCCGCGACAAATGTTACCTTGTTTGCGGCTGGACTTAGACTAATAACAGGATTTCCTGTAGTATCTAAGCTATCTAGCTTTTGATAATCTCCTCGGATAAAAACTGCCGATGCAGGTTGTACTATTAAAGTCTTGTAAAAATCGCCATTGAACCTTACAATAGTTCCAGCAGGTACTTGTTGATTTGGTTGCCAATCGACATACTTAGGAGAATTGTTCCAGTTCTGTGTAGTCCAGAACATGAATTCTTTAGCACTCGTTTCCCAATTAGCAACTCCTTGCAGATTATCATTGTAATCTTCAAAAACGAATCCTTGTCCTTTTAGCCACTCGCCGTATCCAGTCAAGAAATCAACTACAGATTGTACTGTAGGCAACACAGTTCCATAAGGAACTGTGTTTACAACATCTGTATCCCATGATATTCTAAAGTCAGCTTCAACACCGCCGGAAACAGGTAGCGATGATAATTTTTGGAATGATGACAAATTAAATGTTTCGCCGGACAGAGTAGCAGTTTGCGCTCTATAATATATTCCATTATATGAGATTATCTGTCCTGCAATGTAATTCTGATTAGATGCCCATTCGGCATAAGGACTACTGATGCCGCCAACATTGATAGCACCTTGGCTTTGCACCCATGGATGATAAGAGAAATAAGGACTGCTTATACTATACCCTTTAACCTCAAATCCTTGATCGACTTTGGTAATAATTACACCGCTGTAAGAAATCTTCTTAACAGTGCTTGAACTATTATAAACTATCGAATAATCTTCAGGAGGCACAAAAATACTACCTGTTGCCGCAGGATTTTTACTATCTAATAAAAGATTAAAATTTGCCTTTGTTGTAAAAGACCCAATCCTGTAACTTATCCTTGTATCTAGATTAGATAGATCATAAAGGTATTGATTGTAATAACTTAAATTATCGTGTACTAACTGATCAACTAGATAGTTGACGATACCACTAGTTTGTATCCTATTGGTACTTGTGTATATACTTGGAACAAGCATATCAAATGGGGAGATTCTTAAACCAGTTTCTGTATAAACCAACTGTCCTGCAAGATTCCTAACCATTCGAGAAACGTCGAAACTCGATCCTAATGTATAAGATGGTTTTAACACTATAAGTGCAGATATAACACTAAACGGATAATAACTGCTTTTCCTCCAAGCGGCTTCTGCAGGACTTCCGTCTCCAAATTTATAGTTTAAATTTATATCAGCAGTTAGAGGTCCTGAAGCCACATTTGCCATCAACGGATTTTTTAAACTACCATTTTCATCTACGGGTATATGGCTTGTTAAGAAAGGTTTTGCAAAAAATGTACGATAAGCTACTGGCTTGCCTGGTTCTTTGACCGCGCCCATCGCAATATCAGACCACATGATTTCATTATTAATTGTGTAAGGTGCAGGACCATAAACCGATGTCCACCAAGATGGTTCTTCGGAGAAACCTAAAATTTCCCAAGGAGCATTATTTGGTCTTTCGGTGTCATACATCCATTTAAATATTCCTCTCCAATAACCTGGAACACCTCGTCCATCAGGAGCACTATGACCAGAATAATTGTATGTGAATGCATTCTCTAAATTAAAACCTATAGGAATTGTAAAATCTTGTCCTGCTAAATCGACCCAGCTGTAAAATGCAGGTGCTAATGTCTTATTAAATTCATCTAAAGAATATTCTGTTTTTCTAGAATAACCCGGAAGCTGAGATAATGGATCAAATATTTCTTCGTTGTATGAAACTTTTATATTATTATAGATCCTCTTCTCTAATTCTAATATTAGACCGTCTCTATAGTCACCGTAAGACAAAATCAAAGAACCATCGTGCCCTTGTATCATTGTACGAGGTGTAATAAATGTTGTATCTAGATAAATTTTTGGAGTATATTTAGGCCACAAACCTAACTTTGTAGGTGTCGATGGGACATAACAACCATCAGTGCTATCATATTCGTGTATTACTAGATTGTCGATACCTAGTTCTAGATCGATTAGTAATTTTACATAACCGTCTGAAGTAAATGTATATTCTCTGCCATAAAGTAATTGAGTTCCTTTATAGTATATCAATACTGCTTTATTAGACAAGGATTCATTTGAAAATATATTTGACAGCGGATATGTTTTTATACCATCATTTACTATAGAATAAGTCGATACTTTTTTACCACCAAATGGTACCATATCACTAAAGTAATACGGAGCTAATTTTGATTTGTTTGAAATCATCTTTTTAAGGATAGCATCGACCATAGAAACCGTATCTGTTTCTATTCCAATATTTTCTGCTGTTGCTAAAAATGATCTCTTAAACTTGCCGTAGTCGTCCCTTGCTTTTTCCAAAGCCTTAACAATGTTGTTAGATTCAGATGTAATATGATATAATCCAAGACTTCCCGGACTACTATGCTGTATAAACTTTGTACCGTAAACAGTTATATTACCTAAATCTCTTAGGTTATTGCCGCCCGGGAAAGTTCCAACAAATGTATTTTGTAAATTATCTATGATACTGTTTACATGGTCTGACACTTCGCCCAATGTAAAAGACGACATGTCCTGATTTAAAGGATTATTTTGTAAGTTAATTGGTAATTCATAATAACCATTTTGATTTATCGGTTGGGCACTAAAAGCACGTATAGTTAGAACATCTGTTAATGCTATGTCTGATATAAGTTTTATCACTTTATAGTTTGACGAGTCTACAAGACTCCAGTGTTGCTTATCTAAACGTATACCATTGATATAGATCCTAACTTCAAGATCTAATAAATTCATCCGATTATCGAAGATATCTAATGGAAAATTATTAACACGGCCTGAATTTTTATAAATTCTAACTGCCGGCTGATATTTTGTTACTTTGCTGATTTCCCAACCGTTGGCATAAGTTACATCGCCGGTGTATCCCAATTTTGCTAAAAAGCCAGTCTTTATATATTTTTTAAGTAATACGTTAGGTTCTTTGTATTCAAAATAATCCGTTGCAAGATTAAAATCAAATTTTATATCTCCAATGTTGTTAATATTTTGATAGCTTAGTGGAAATCCCAATATAGTATCGTTAGACCCAGATCCGATAGCATAGGAAAAAATCTTTGTACCCGAGAATGTAGAACCTGGATATATGGTTGCATCCGAGAAACTATCTCCGTTTGCATCTACCATATCAAACAAAGGAGCTTGATTAGTGGATATCTTTTCCTGTGCAAGAGACCAAGTTCTAAGCGATTCACTATACCAATAAGTTGTTCCTTGATTTTTTAATCCCTGTCTTATTATCACACAGGTATTGTTAACAGCAGGAGCAGTATATTCTAAATGTATTTGCGGAATTCCAGGCCCTGAATTTTCTATATTAATAAAACGAACAGTATAGATATTATTCGCAACTAAGGGATCCTTATCAGCAAGGAAGATTACCTTCATACCTGCTACCAACTGTACATTGTCTATATTATATCCTATCGATCCTTCTATTGTACTAAATGCATCTTTTGTAAAATTATCTATGAGATCGACATCTGGCCCAGCAGTTTGTCCAAAATTATGTAATTTTAAATTTGGTTCAAACTCTATAATAGGGCGAGTGGCTCGGGCTGTCTGATCTAAATCTAATGTATTCCCATTATAGATTGCTGATGCCGCAACTACATCTTTATGGAACCATCTATTGTATCGACTCCACGGATTCTGATCCTTACTGCCTCTATTAATCACTACATAATCTTTTTCGATGGCATAAGTTGTAGCTTCTTGCCAAGGATAAACATCGAATGGTGTTTCATCATAGTAAATTGTTTTAATCTGTGTATACGGAGATATGACTTCCATCATATCTGTCGGCACTAGAAATATGGAAGATCCTACACCCTCTACATAAAACTCTCCGCTTGCATATTTCTCAGGTGTAACATTACCACCAAACGATACCTTCATGCCGTTGCTTAACGATAATCCGCTAGATAATTGATAAGTTTTTTTACCTATCAGATCGTTTTCTACATCGATATAACTGTTTTCATTAATATCATATATCTGTATCAACCCACCTAGGTCTGGATTGTTTTCGCTTACATAAAATAATATGTCAGGAGCATCGTGAGGAACAACAAAAGTAACAATGCCGTCTGTTACTGCAAAATTACTTACTGCTTTGGTCTGATCTATATATCGTTCTTGTGTTCCAAGAGTTCTTTGAGTTTTAATACTAAAAGGTTCTCCTGGACTATTGATAGAAAATTTGTAAGTTTGTCCTCTATATAATTTTATAGCAGGATTTCTAGTCAATCCGTTTGGCGTGAACACATATTCCTTCTCGCCTAAAGCCATATCTATAACAACAGTGTATGTGCTGATTACATCTTTCTGCTGGCCAAAGACTTCAATAGTTTCAGGCCCGTATGGGAGCCAGTAGTACTGTTGAAAATTAACAAATTTGTCCCAGTCGATGTGTGGATTCCAACTATAGAATTCCTGTTGGTTCATACGCTGATGGTTAGATACGTCGCCGCCAAATGCTTTTAACTGATTAATGTAATCGATATAGTCTTTAAAGAAGGTTACATTATTTTGCTTGTCTGAGATTACAACCGCAGGTTCCAACTGATAGTTTTGTCTTGTAGCATCGATTGCATCTATAAAAACATCGTTTCCTTTTACAGATTTTGCATTCTTTCTGCCTATGAATCCGGATATTTTTCTAGTAGATCCCTTCTGAACCAGTTGATCAATTGTCGACTGTATAAATCTGACGTTGTCAAGACTTTGATAGAACTTTGGAATTAAATCTACTGCTGTTTGCGAAGTAGAACCTGTTGGATTTGTATTATCAGCCATTAGTTACTCGATCCGTATGATGCGCTTGTTAGTGTTTGTGTAGATATCACATTGCTCGTAGTTGTTACATTACCGATACTGTTAATAACAGTAGGTGTTATAGTAGTAACGATGTCAACATTATCAACAGTTGCGCCACTAATGAAAATCTCATCAGGGCCTGCTACTATTTCAAATAGACCACCAAATGATAACGTGTTGCCCGAAGGAACAATCACAAAATTAGTTATACTTGGAGTCAATGTATTCATGACATAAGTTGCCAGCTCTGTAAAATAAAATGTATCGCCAAAATCAAAATTACCTAATTCAAAAAACTTATTAATTGCGGCAATGACCTGTGTCTTAACATCGTTAGAACTTATTACTACTGTGGAATTTACTATAACTTTAAATTGTGCTTGGAACTGAGGCGCAGCCTTTGCTCCAAATAAAACTTTATACTTGACAGGATGATAAATTATTTCATCACTGATGGTTTTTATTAGATTCAACTGAGGTGCCATGAGATTATAAAGCTCGTCACTGCTAGGAGGCAATGGTTTCGATGAAGATACTCCCGATAACCATAATCTAAAATTAGTATCGTACCCTATAGTAAGGACATAGACATCCATCAAGTTGCTCACTCCTGGATCTATCCTTGTCTGATCATCTGCACTATGAGTGTATTG